AAGAGGTTGTACAGCAGAGCTGAGCTGATGGCTGCAAGAGACAGTGAAAAAATCAATTCAATCATAAACAGATGAAACAGATCATTCTACAGAGTTTATCCCTTATCAACTTTAAGGGTATCCGTTCCCTGGATATTCATTTTGATCCAGCACAGACCTATATCTGTGGCGAGAACGGAACAGGAAAAACAACGGTGTTCGATGCTTTCTGCTGGTGCCTGTTCGGCAAGGACAGCCTTAACAGGGCAGACAGCAATTTCAACATCAAGACACTTGACGAAAACGGAAGTCCTATCCTCAAACAGGAACACAGCGTTACCTGTGTGCTGCTTGTGGGCGGCAACTCAGTGAAGCTCCAGAGAAAATATTGTGAGGTGTGGACAAAGCCCAGGGGAACCACTGAGGAGACACTGACGAACCATAAGACAGAGTTTCTAATCAATGACGTGAAACAGAGCACGAAGAAGGATTATGATGCCGAGATAAGTGCCATAATCCCTGAGGACGTTTTCAAGATGATTACTAATCCGTTCTACTTCAACTCACTAAAGCCCGATGTGCAAAAGGATATGCTCCTGGAAATGGCAGGTACGGTGACTGACGGTGAGGTGGCTGCATTGAAGCCTGAATACCTGTCACTGCTTGCCCAGCTCAACGGCAGACCGCTTGCAACGTTCCTCAAAGAGGTGTCAGCGAGGAAGCGTGCGATCAAGGATGAGCTTTCGACCATTCCAGCACGCATAGAGACTGCTCAGAGAATCCGTCCTGAGGCTGAGGATTGGAAAGCCCTGGAACAGGAGCTGAAAGACAAAAAGGCAAAAGTGGCTGAGATAGATGCCCAGATAGCCGATAAGAACCAGGTGGCAGAAGCTGAGTTTCAGAGAAAGTACAATATCCAGAAGCAGATCAGCGACAAACAGCTGGAGCTGTCACGGAGGCAGAGCGAACTGAGGAGCCAGGCCGAGGATTCCGTTTCTAAGGCACAGCAGGAAGTCAGGGATCTGGATTACAAGTGCACCTCACTTGTACGTAGGCTGGAGAATATCAATAGGGAGATTGCTGACAGGCAGAGCCAGCTTGGCAGGCTGAATCAGAAGCTGGTTGCAAAACGCCAGGAGTTCCTGGATAAGAACGCTGAACAGCTCACTTTTCCTGAGGGTGCTTTCGTTTGCCCTACGTGCCAGAGACCGCTGGAGCCTGAGGATATAGAGGCGAAGAGAAACGAACTGGAGGCGAATTTCAACCGTTCCAAAGCTGAGGCTCTGAAAGCTATCCAGGCAGAGGGTAAGAGGCTCAAAGAACAGGCAGACGAAGCCCAGAAGTTTCTCCAGGATTGCAAAGTGGAGTATGAAAAGGCACAGCAGGAGCTTGACAGCAAGGAAGCTGGGCTGGAGGCCAAGAGGGCTGCTGTTCCAGCTGTTCCAGACGTGGCAAATATTATTGCCGAGGACAGCACTTGCATATCACTCCAGAATGAGATTACCGATCTACAGAACCAGCTCACCCAGGAGGCAAAGACCGTGGATCTGTCAGACCTCAAAGAGGCAAAGGCTGCTCTGGGTGCAAACATTGACGTACTGGTAAAGAGGATTGCCAAGAGAGACCAAATAGAGCGTGCCGATGCCGAGATAGCCATACTGGAGGAGAAGCGGACGGCTGCAAATCTGCGACTGGTGGAGCTGGAGGGGTTGGAGTTCACAGCTACAGATTTTCAGAAAACAAAGGATGCTGAGCTGCTTAAGAGGATAAATGGAATGTTCAGCCTGGTATCATTCTCCTTTGTAGATGCCCAGTTGAACGGTGGCGAAAAGCTCACCTGTGTTTGCACGGTGAACGGTGTTCCCTATCCTGACGTGAACAACGCTGGCAAGATCAACGCTGGACTTGACATTATCAATGCGATCTGCAAGTCTAAGGGTATGGCAGCTCCAATCTTCATTGACAACAGAGAGGGTGTGAACCAGCTGCTGCCTACAGTGTCACAGATCGTCAATCTGTACGTGAGTGCCGACAAAGAATTAACCATTAAATAGTTACCGATATGGGAAACAATTTTCAAGCTCCCAGCAGCCAGGGGACACAGGTAGTGGCTGCACAACAGCAGGGACAACAGGTGGCGAAAACCGTGAAGCCTGTGGACATACTCAAAAAGAACCTGAATGCCGACAGCGTACAGGCTCAGTTCAGGAACGCTCTGGGCAAGAATGCTCCCAGCTTCGTGGCATCAATCATTGACCTGTATAACACGGATATTTCACTACAGCAGTGCGATCCTAACAAGGTGATCTGCGAGGCTTTGAAAGCAGCAGTGCTTAAGCTCCCTATCAACCGTGCCCTGGGCTTTGCCTACGTGATTGCTTACAACAACAATCGCAAGGTTAAGGATCCTGCTACAGGCAGAGAGAGCTGGCAGAAAGTTATGGAACCTACGTTCCAGCTCGGATACAAGGGCTATATCCAGCTTGCAATGCGTACAGGCTACTACAAGACAATCAACGCTGATGTGGTGTATGAGGGCGAGTTACAGACCGTCAATAAGCTCACTGGAGAAGTCAGCTTTGATGGTACCAGGCTCAGTGATAAGGTGGTAGGGTATTTCTGCTACTTTGAGCTACTGAACGGCTTTGCTAAGGCTATGTATATGACTGTGGAGCAGATGGCTCTGCACGCCAAGAGATTCAGTAAGGGTCTGGGCAGGGAGGTAACTGTGGAGCAGCTTGTGGCTCTGGCAGCACAGCCTGTCCAGGTGGAGAGCAAGACAGTTGGCTGGCTGGGTAATTTCCACTCAATGGCCATGAAAACCGTCATCCGCTTGCTCCTGAGCAAATATGGCTATCTGTCAATCGAAATGCAGAGTGCTATGGTGGACGATCAGTCTGGTGACGATTACGAGGTGAGAGACGGTGAGATTCAGAAAGGTGCCAATAGCAGGGAGATCGTTATGGACGGAGCCAATTTTGAGGATGTGGCAGCGGCTCCTGTTCCTCAGATAGAAGCTCCAGCACCGGCAGTTGATCCGGGATTCTAAGGAGGACAGAATATGACACTGAGGGTACTGGGCAGCTCGTCAAAGGGGAATTGCTACATTTTTGACAATTCCAGGGAAGCTCTGATAGTGGAGGCTGGGGTGAATTTCAAGGAGGTCAAGAAAGCTCTGGGATTCAACCTCGGAAAGGTGGCTGGTTGCCTGGTTACTCACCGTCACAACGATCACGCTGGATATGTACAGCAGATAGTGGAAAGTGGTATCACGACACTGGCACTGGAGGATGTGTGGACTGCAAAGGGCGTGAGAGATACACGTGCCATTGCTATCACTCCAGGCAAAGGATACAAAGTGGGCAATTTCAAGGTGCTCCCTTTCAATGCCTGTCACGATGTGCCATGTGTCGGCTACCTTATCGAACACCCAGAGACAGGACGGATCCTATTCCTTACGGACAGCTTTATGTGCGAATACACTTTCCCTGGACTGAGCCAGATCCTCATTGAATGCAACTATTCAGACTATGCTCTGACACAGGCGATCATAGAGGGCAGGACAGCCAAAAGCCAGAGGGAACGTCTTATGACTTCACACCTGGAGCTGGAGACCTGTAAGGGTATCCTGCTGGCAAACGACCTGAGCCAGGTGGAGAATGTGGTACTGATACACCTAAGCGGAAACAATGCTGACGAAAAGAACTTTGTCAGCGAGATTCAGGGGGTATGTGGCAAGTGCGTATATGCTGCTTACCCAGGTTTAACAATCGAAATGAACAAATTATGCTAAAGGGATTTGAAATTGAGACAGCCGAGCTTAACGAGTACGAGCTTAATACGCTGATGCCTGTTGTGGCAAGAGGGCTGGCTGCACACGTTGGAAAGGCAAACTCTGTCACCAACAAACATATTTGCGAATGCCTGACAAAGGCTGGCTACCAGATTAACGATGCCAGGCTCAGAAAGATTGTGAACTATATCCGTGTCAAGGGCGTGGTAAAGTGCGTAATCGCCACCAGCAACGGCTACTACGTGGCTACCAACAAAGCAGAGATTTCCGACTACACGGACAGCTTGAAAGGACGTGCCGAGGCTATCTATGCCGTTGCCCAGGCTGTGGATCTCCAGGCGTGTGTAATGTTCGCTGACTGATGAAAACAAAGCTCCAGATTGAAAAGCGGAACGGCCTGTTCAACCTCAGACCTCTGTATGACTGGCTGAACAATGCCCTGGATGGCATATACAGGCTTGAGATTACGAGGGTGAGGAAACCCAGGACTATGGATCAGAACGGCTGGCTGTGGGGTTGTATCTACCCTATGCTGCTGGATGCGTTGCTGGATGCTGGATGGGAGTTCACGAACTGCGAGGAGGTGCACGAGTATTTCAAGAATATGCTGACTGCAAAACAGGTGGTGAACAAATATACAGCTGAGGTTGTGACGTTCCCTGGCAGCACGGCAACAATGGATACAGTGACGTTCAGTAGCTATTGTGAAAAGCTCAGGGAGTACGGTTCCGAGTATCTGGGTATAGACATACCAGATCCTGACAAATACTGGAGAGAAATTGCACAAAACACCAATAAATAGACTTAAAACGCTAACAAAATGGCAAATAATGACAAAAGCAGCGGAATAGCGGTAATGCTGGGGGCTGCACAGATCAAAGAGAGATTCGCAAAAGGTTCTGACGAAGCAAAGGCTTTGCTGAAAGACCTTTTCGGAGAGAAATTATTTACACGTCCTACATTGGACGATCATACAACAATCAAGACTTACGAGGATGCTTGCGAAGCTCTGGGCATTGAGCCTGTGGATTTCGTAAATCTGGCTGTTCCAGATCATATCAAGGCACTTATGAAGCTGGAGACTATCAGCCGTGCCCTGTGGGGTAAGAGCTGGGAGCCTAAGCCTCAGGCAGAGTGGGACGGTAATACTTATTTCTGGTTCCCCTGGTTCTGTCTATACACTAAAGAGAAAGTGGCGCAGATCAAGAGTAATCCAGAGGATTACGACTGTGCTGCCCTGTTCGGTGGGAGTGCGAATAATGGTGCGAGTGCTGGGTTCGGTTATCTGCATACGAATTACCATCCTACGTATACGAATGCGTACTTTGGGTTCCGCTTGTGCCAGGAATCAAAAGAAAAGGCACGGTACTTTGCGAACACGTTTGCGGAGCTTTGGACAGAATACCTGGCGTTTAATTTCACCGTTGGAGAAAGGATCCTGTAATGAGCACAAAGAGCAAATATCCTGCTATGCCTTTTGATACCAGGGACTGGCTTTGCTGCCCTGAGCTTAAGGTGCTGGCTCCTGACGTAAGGGGGCTGTGGATGGATATGCTCTGCTATATGTGGGAAAGCCCTGAAAGGGGCGTAATGGTTAATCCAAGTGGAAAACCTTACACACAGGCTGAGATTGTCGCCCTGATTGGATCTGATTCCCAGGGCGGCACAACCTGGATTTCCAAGCTGATTAAGGCTGGCGTGTGTGGGGTTCGTGAAGATGGTGCAATCATATCCAGAAGAATGGTTCGTGAGAATGAACTGAGCAGAAAGAGAGCCATAGCTGGACGTAAAGGGGGCAAGGCTACAAGTTGTAGGGCTGACGGCTTAAAACCTCAAGAAAGAGCCAGAATACGCAAGAAAAAGGCGTATTCTGAATACGTCCACCTTTCTGAGGTTGAATATGGTAAGCTGGTTCAGAAATTTGGACAACAACAGACGGACTGGATGATCCGCAAACTTGACAATACTAAGGGAAGCAACACCAAGAAATATCAATACACCAGCGACTACAGGGCAATTCTGAATTGGGTTGTAGAAGCATATAATGAACAGATGAAAAAAAATGGGACAAATGACAAACATAGAGAAGCTGGCAGCGGTTCTGAGGAGAGCAGTAGATACAGCATCGGAACAACGCTTTAGGATCTCCGAATATCCACAGGAGGAGGTTGAAAAGATGCTCCGTATGTGTTACAAGGCTGAGGTACTGAAAAGGAACAAAGCCTATGACAATGACAGAGCTACCGAGGATAGGTGCAGACTGGCTGCAAAGTGGCTGTGTGGGGATTGTAAGCCAGGTCTCCTACTTTATGGACGTGTGGGTTCTGGCAAGACAACTCTGGCACGTGCTATCTGTAGGCTGATTGCTTTCTTGTATGACAATTACGAGATCGGACAAGACAGACGGTGCTCTGTTTCCCAGACTACGGCAATGGAGCTGAGCAAGCAAGCCGTGGATATGGAGAATGGCAGATACAACCAGTTCAAGTTTGCGAAAATGGTGTTTCTGGACGATGTGGGCGTGGAGCCTCCCACAGTCAAGTCCTGGGGCAATGAGTATTCTCCAGTGGTGGAGCTGCTTTATTACAGGTACGACAGGCAGAAGTTCACGATCATTACCAGCAACCTCACTCCTGATGAGTTCAGGCAGCGTTACGGAGATCGTGTCGGTGATAGGCTTCTGGAAATGTTCGATGCAATTCAGTTCACCCAGACATTAAGCTACAGACGATGATACAGATTGAGACAGTACAGCCAGGGGACACGCTGGTATGGATGGGCAAGTGTGGTGAGATCTCTGGTAAAGTCAAGCGTGTTGCCCACGGTATGCTGGCAGCATTCACAGATGAAGTGCACAGCTTCCCTATTGAGCTTCTTTGCTGTAGTAATGGAGCAAGGTTGATTGAGGGGAACAGACTGCACACGACAACTGCCGAGGCGTTCCAGACTATAGATGAAGCTCCAGTATTGTTCTAAAAGCAGATAACAATCAACTATTTTTTTGAAATGAATATAGAAGCACTTAATACAATAGATTTCAATGCACTGGCAGCGGATGTGTACGGCAACGCAAGCACGCACGGATTCCACGATGAGGAGCGCAATTTACCTCACTGGCTCTGTCTGGTGATCTGTGAGCTGTCCGAGGCTGTGGAAGCTGACAGGAAGCACAGCAGGGCTAAGCTGGATGCTTTCAGCAGGGCAATGAAAGAGCCTGTGTGTCCTCACGAGGGATACAACCCAGAGCAGATCTTCGATTACTGGTTCAGAACCTACGTAAAGGACACCGTGGAGGATGAGCTGGCAGATACAGTGATAAGGCTGCTGGATCTGGCTGCGATGAGGGGTGCAGACCTTTCAAATTTGTTTTGCGGTACGATTCATTCCTGGGATGAGACTGCCAGCTTTACGGAAATGATCTTTGATTTACAGGCTCACGTGGCGATATTCTTTGATTCCAGAAAGGCAATGCCCCAGAACAGGGCTTTCTCCGAGCTTATCAAGGCTATCTATGGACTGGCAGATAGGCTGGGTGTGGAACTGCACAAGTTCGTAACCCTGAAAATGGAGTACAACAGGCACAGAGAGTTCAAGCACGGAAAGGAGTATTGATTATGCCGATAAAGCCAGAAAACAGATCCAGATACCCAAAGGATTGGAAGCAGATCAGGGCAAGAATCCTGGAAAGGGCGCACAACTGCTGTGAGTTCTGCGGTATTCCGAACTATACCGTCAGGGACAACGGATCCAGGGTGGTACTGACAATAGCTCACCTGGATCACACGCCAGAGAATTGCGATCCGTCAAACCTCAGGGCATTGTGCCAGAAGTGCCATAATAGTTACGATGCTCCTCATAAGGCAGAGACAAGAAAAGCAAGGAGAGGATGAAAGCAACTGCAATGACGGTAAAGGAGATTCAGGCAGCTTTGCGCAATAGCGGAAAGTGGGACGTGAGGAGCTGTGTTATGGTTCCAAACGTTTCCTGGGGATTGCTCTGGCACGAGGCTGATTTCGTTTCGTGCTCACCAGCAGGGAGGCTTACTGAGGTTGAGATCAAACGTTCCTGGTCTGACTACAAAGCGGACTTTGCAAAGAATCACCACCACGAGGATCCAAAGGTGACGTATTTCTACTACTGTGTTCCTGAGAGCTTGGTGGAAAAGGTTGCCAGTCACTTGAAAGAGGCATTGTGGAACAGAGACACAGGACTGCTGTACTATACGGAAGATGGCAGGATCGTAACCAAATGGGATGCTACCAGGCGTAGCGGATCCGTAGGGCTGAGCGAGAAAGAAATGGCAGATCTGGGACGGCTTGGAACGCTGAGATACTGGAACCTGTTGAATGAGGGGCTGCACCATAGGCAGGATAAGAAAATTGAGGAGCTGAGAGCAGAGATAAGCTGGCTCAGGGCTGAGTTCCGAGCAGCGACAGGCAATGATATAAACGACATTTTATAACTATCAAACAATGGAAAAGCAAATTTTGAAAACGAGGTACGAGGAGTTTATATTTCCCACCTCAGACCTTAAGGAAATGGCAGGAAAGTACCTTGCTGCCAATGTGGTGAGAGAATGGGAAGAAACTTTCTTGGATGAGGATACAGGGGAAGCTGTGACAGTCACCAGAAATGAGCTGGTTATGCGTAAGGGCGAGTTGCTGGATCCTGACAACGTATCCACAATCAATTTCTACATTCAAACAGGCGATGTAAAGAGCGTGAGCGTTACCAATGTTAAGAGACCTGGAGAGTTCGTGGAATATGGAAAAGATACGCTCTGGAGTATTGCTGTTTCTGGAGGAGGTTTCACAAAGAAGCGTAAATACATTCTGTTTGCCCAGAGCATGGATCAGGCACTTACTATTGCCAGAGACTATCTGGAACAGACACTTGTCGGAGCGTTCAAGATAGAATCTGCCAAAAGCCACATCTCCTGTATCGTGATTCCTGACGATAATTTCAAGAAAATGGCTACCGACAGTGAGGGTAATTATGTGGAGGACAAAAATGTGGTTCTGCCAGATTTCTACAATATCCAGACCTTAGTCAAGACAAATGACAATACAAGATCTTATACCTGGCTGCTGCTTGCTACGTCCGTGGATGATGCAAAAGCCAGGATCCACAAGTATATTGACCTTCGACTGCAAGAGACGGATGCAGACAGGGAAACGTGGGATGGATATGAGCTAACCGTTTTGTCTGGTGCGTGTGCCAGCGCGAACTGTGTTATCCCAAGAGAGTTTTCAGAGGCATATTTCAAGTGGGAGGAAGCAGAGAAGATCGCTCACGATCCAGACAAATTACTTAAGAAGATAGACAAATTATCAAAGAAGTAAGTTATGAGTTCTTTAAGACCTGTAAATTTCAAGCTGGCAAATCGCAAGCTGTATGCACCCTCAGAGGAGGGCAGTTGTAGTAAAATTCCGCTTCCTGTATGGACGGATGGGACACAATGTGTGAGCTGCTGGAAATGTTCTTTCCTGGACAGGCTCAGGATCCTGTTCACAGGACGTGTCTGGGCAAGTGTGAGATCTGGAGCGACACAGCCTCCAATGTGGATAGCATCCGAGTATCCCTTTATGGAAAACCCAGAGAGTTCTGAGAAATGATAAGAATAGAGTTATTCGTGGGTACAATCGAAAATCAGTTTATGCTGCTTCCCTCTGTTGGAATAGTCAGAGGGGAGCACCCCATAACGCTGGCTTTCTGCCTGGCTACCCTGAATATCGGATTAACAATAACACGTATTCAGAAATGAGACA